GAGCATGCGAAAGTTGTTTACACAGGCAACGTGGCGGCCCAGAGGCGCTACGTCGAGAGCAGATTGAATGCAGTGGCCGTCAATGGTGACGACATGCTGTTCAAATGCTCGCGAGAGTTCTATCGACGGTTCGTCGACATTGCTCGTGCGGTTGGGTTGCACATCTCGATCGGGAAGAGTTACGTGTCACGCTTCTTTTGCATGATCAATTCGCAGATCTTCACGCGCGGTCCGCGCGGATTGATGGAACGTCGGGACTATTTGAACCTGAAGTTCGTGACGGGTAGCAGCCTCAAAGGCGGCGACTCGAAAGCGACTCCGGATCAGATTGGTCCTGCCGTCCAGCGAATGATCAGCCGCGCACCTTGGTGCGCAGCCGTCGTGCCTGACGTGTTTCGACGCTGGCGCTCTTGGCGGTATATCTGGTCCGGCTTTCAGCCGAACTGGTACATGCCTGTCGAGCTCGGTGGTTTCGGTTTGAAGCCGGACCCCCGTTGGCCAGTGCGGTACACGCGCGAGCAGCGACGTGTAGCACACGCGTTTGTGGCGTTTGACGCCCTTTCGCTGGTGCAGCGTGCCCCGAGCCGCGGCGTTCTGCCGTGGCTCCGTGACAATCTTCCGTGGAGTGTAAAAACATTTCGGTTACCGAGATTCGGAATGAACGAAGACGTCCTGCAGTTCCTGCGAGACGAATCGTACGTTCCGATTGAGACGGCGGCGTCCGCCGGACTCAACGATTGGAGCAGTCGCTACATGTTGTTTCAAAGAGCAAACAACCCGTCAGCGTTCGCGGGACAAGACATTGTTCCGCGTTCACGAACGTTGTCGCGTACACAGCTCCGTCGATTCGGTATCAAGCCATCGCGTGAGCATTCGGCGTTGCGGCCGATCACCGAGCTCGAAATCGAGATGTTGCGCGACACCCAGGTCTGGGTCGCGCCTGTAATCACACCACCTCCACTCCGTCAGGTTCGTTTGAAGTCTGTCAAGTCAGAGCTGCACAAGATCGCGGTCCGCGGTCTTGTGCACGACGCGCTGATTCTTGCACGAACTGTGCAAAGCGCGTTCCCGCTCTGATTGACCTCCGTCCAGGTCACATGACGTAAAACTGTTCGACAAGAGAGGTTTGTGCTCGTCTGCGATCTTGCAGATGTCCCAAAACGTTGAAACGTTCAGCGACCCGCTGGATACAGAGCGTGCTAACCAAAATGCCGAGAGACTGCACGGCGTGCCTCGCGAAGAGGAAGTAACACCTGGCGGATGGCCACGGCGGAGCGAATGGATCCAAAAGGATCGATGTCGCTCCACGTGAGACCAGCCAGGAGTCAAACCCTGCGAGGAGAGCACAGACGCACAGTCCCGTTCGTACGACGGATGACCTCTCGAAAGTACAAATGACTTCAAAGAAACAAAACAAAACTCAGACAAAAATGACTCAA